GATATAGAAACATTTATAGATGATAAAAAATATTTAGGTAATGCGTTAATAGATGCTGAGGGGCGTAAAACGCTTTTCCCGTATTGAAGAGAAAAATTAAAAGAAATCTTTCCTGACAACATACATACAGCTTACAACACTGTCATATTGACAGGCGCTATTGGTCTTGGTAAGACTTTAGTAGCAGATATTATTTTATTGTATATGTTATATAGGCTGCTATGCTTAAAAGATCCTTATCTTTATTATGGTATGCAACCAATTGATAAGCTTACAATTTCCTTTATGAACATCACATTGGAAAACGCTAAAGGAGTTGCATTAGATAAGATGAACCAGATGCTCATGTCTAGCTCATGGTTCATGTCACATGGTTCAATGAGGGGTATTACAAATTTAGAGTATGTTCCAAACAAACATATAGAGTTGGTAGCAGCAAGTTCAAACAACCAGATTGTAGGTAGAGCTCTATTTTGTTTAGACGGTGAGACATATATAAAGACAGAGCAAGGTTATGCAAAATTGATAGATCTTGTTAATAAAAAAAGGGTTAGAGTATACACATTAGATAAAGAAAATAATGAGATATTAAGTGATTATTGTAGTATACAGCCTACTGGTACTTCATCTATAGAATATGAAATAGAATTAGAAGATGGTACAACTATAAAGTGCACACCTGAGCATAAATTTATGCTTAAAGATGGTTCATATAAAGAAGCTCAATACTTAACAGAAGAAGATGAATTATATGATTTGTAAAAAAGTAAAAAGATTTTATGCTAAACTTAATGACGGAGGTAAAATATGCCAGAAAATAAAGACAGGCTCTTCAACCTAAAAATAACTGAAGAATTAAGAAAAGCTATAAAGAAAGATGCTTATGAACAAGATAAGTCAGCTTCTGCAGTAGTTAGAGAATTATTGGAAAAGCATTACGGCATAAAGAATTAAATTGAGCGCATATAATAATTTTATAGATTGTATAATAGCTTTTAGAGGTCAGCATTCTGAAGAAGTTAGAAATTGCAGTAAAGGTTGCCACATGCATCACATATGAGCTTCTTGCTTAGGCGGCCCTGGTGATTATATAGATAAAGAAGGAAATAGTAGATTTTATAAAAATTCTAAACATTGAAATTGTGTGTATTTAACACCTAAAGAACATCTAATAGCTCATATTTATTACTATTTAGAACATAAAGATTGTTATAAGCTTTATATGGCTTGTAATTATATACTTAATACAGAAATAAAAATAGATGAAGATTTTTTAGAGTATTATGAGAAAATTAGAGAAATAGAGCATAATATGCCAGCAGAATTACAAGAAAAAGTTAGAGTTGCTGGTGATTTTCATTATATGCCAGTAAAGCCTAATAAGACCAACAGAAGTTATGATAATTATTATGCTAATGAAGATATGGTAAAGAAAAGAAAAGAAGCTTCTGCTGGTAAAAATAACGGTATGTTTGGTAAAGGTTATAAAGTAGCTGGTGGTAAAAACGGCCACGCTAGTATTAGGTATTTTTATAAAGATAAAGTGTTTGAATGTAAGAACGATCTTATTGATTATTTAGAGTCTATAGGTTTGCATATTACAAAAAGTGCTATTAGAGTCATTGTACAAGGTAAAGGCACTATGCGAGTGTATAACATGTATAAAGACATATTAGATAATTTATCTTGGGAGTATAAAGCTTAATGAAAATAAAGTCTGTAAAAAAAGTGCAACTTAATAATTCTAAGCAATTTTATGATGTGGTTGAATGTAGCCCGTATCATAATTTTATAGTACAGACAAATAAAGGTAATATTATTTCACATAATTGCAATTTTTCAGACGAAGTTAACTTCTCTGCTATGACGAATAACGTAGAGAAGATGAAAGCGAAGATGCTTACAATTATTTCACAGATAGATGCCAGAATGAAGTCAAGATTTTTGAGAGGCACTTATTTGCCTACAATTAATGTAATTGCTTCTTCAAAAAATAGCGACCAGTCTTTCTTGGACAGCTACATCGAAACAAAGAAAAAGAACGAGTCAACTACAACACTTATAGTTGATGAACCACAATGGATCGTTGATGACAGAAAAGTCACAGGCGAGTGGTTTTGTGTAGCAATAGGTAATAAGTTTCTTGCTAATGAGCTTCTACCTAAGAATGCTCCAAAAGAGCTTATTGATGAATATAAAGCAAAAGGGTATACTATATTAGAGGTGCCTTCAGGCTACTATGAAAACTTTCAAGATAATATTGATGGTGCATTAACTGATATAGCAGGTATTGCTACAGCTTCTAGTTTAAAATATATTTCAGGTGTAAGGTGGAATGAGATAAAAACAAGCACTTATCAAAATCCATTTACAAAAGAAATAATAGAAGTTGGTAATGCTAAAGATGATACAACACAGTATCAAGATTATTTTGATCTTTCTCGTGTGCCTTCAACACTTAAGAAAAAGCCTATGTATATTCATTTAGATATGTCTATGTCTGGAGATAAGACTGGTATTTCTGGTATATATGTTATAGGTAAAAGTCCAAAGATAGAAGGTGAAACAACTTCTAAAGAAATGTTTTATCAAGTAGCTTTTAATGTTTCAGTTAAAGCCCCAAAAGGTTATGAAATATCATTTGATAAGCACAGAGCTTTTATAAGATGACTTAAACAACAAGGCTTTAAAATAAAAGGTATAAGTTGTTTTAAGGGCGATACATTAATTAGTACACCTACTGGGTTAAAAGCAATAAAAGATATTAAGGTTGGCGATGTGGTTTATGCATTTGATGACATAACGCATTCAGTAGTTGAAAGTAAAGTTTATAATAGTATAAATAATGGGCCACGTAAAGAATTTATTAAAGTGTGGGTTTCTGATGATGACTATATTGAATGCACACCAGAGCATTTAATAAAAACTCAGCGGGGTTATGTTGCTGCTATAGACTTATTAGATAATGATTTAATTGAAGTCGACGATAAATTATTTTATAAACAAAAATTATTAAGAACAAATTTATTTATTGATAATGAATATTTAGATCAATATATTGAATTAATAATACATAATAAAAATAATATAATAAATAATTATGTTGAAAAACATCACATTTTACCAAAAGCAATATTTAAATTATTAAATATGCCATTAGATAACTCAGAACTTAATATGTGTAATTTAAGTTATAGTGATCACATGTTGGCACATTGTATTTTAACAAAATGTACAATTGAACCGTTTAAATCAAAAGCAATTAGTGCAGTTACTATGATGTTATCACATAATAAATATTTACCTCAAACAACTATTGATGATTATTTAAATAATATTGAATTACAACTATTAGTTAAAGAATGTAAAAGTGGCAGAAAACATACTCAAGAAGAAATAGATAAAATAAAAAAGGCTAATAAAAAGCCACATAATGTTCATCCAAAGTCTGAATTTAAAAAGGGTTATACCCCTTGAAATGCCGGAATTAGTTGGAGCACTATTTATTCAGAAGAAGAACTAAAAGAAAAATTTTCTAAGAATGGGGAGTATATTTGAATAACTAATGGTAATCTAGAAACACAAATTTTAAATTCAGAAATAATTCCTGTAGGGTATTTACCAGGGCGATTAGAATTAAAACAAGATACAAAACAAAAAATATCAAATACCAATAAGCAAAAAGGTATAAAACCGCCAGCTCAAAAAGGTTATATAAATTATACAGATGGTACTAGTACCATTAGAATATTTCCTGGTGATATTATTCCAGAGGGGTTTTATAAAGGGAGAACATTTAATACATCAAAAATCAAATCGAAAAATTTTTTAAATTCAGAAAAATTTAATTCTATTGATTTTGAAGAGTATAAAGAATTTTATTTAAGTCATTCAGTAGAAGAAACTATAGAAAAATTTGAAATAACAAAAGCAAATCATAAAAAGCTGTGTAAATTTTATAATTTTACTAAATATAATTATGAGAGGGCTAAATATGCTTTGTAAAATAGTAAAAAAAGAATTAGTAGTACAGCAACAAACTGAAGATGTATATGATATTTCTGTAGAACATTATCACAATTTTATATTGGCTAATGGTGCTGTTGTACACAACTGTGACTCGTTTCAAAGCGCTCAATTATCACAGCAACTAGAAGCAGATGGGTATGATTGTAAGCTTATATCAGTAGATAGACTTGATAGTGAAACAAAGACACAATTACAGTATGCTTATTTAAAATCAACAATTTACGATAGGCGTTTGGCTGTATATAAAGACTGTGACTTCCTAACTGAAGAAGTTTTAGGGCTTGAGAGATTAAGCGATGGTCATATTGATCACCCTTTAAATGGTTCTAAAGACGCGATAGATGCTGTTTGTGGCGCTTTATGAAATGCTTCACTACATGCAGATGAATATGCATATGAATATGGAGAATCACTAGATGTATTAACTGAGTTTAATAATAATTTTGATATACATAATGACTTAGAAAATTCAATGCTAAATTTATATATGACAAATAGACCAACTTCTGAAGATAATTTTGTAGATTTTGGTTTTGGTAAGTCTGAAGAGTTTATGTTAGGCGTTCAAGATGGCCTAATGTTATGATAGAGGTATAATATGCCAGATAAAGAAGTTTTCAAAAATATAGACCATAAGAATAAAGCAGTTGCTGTGCCATTGCCAGATAGAATAAATGATATAGATACAAAGAATACTTTATATACTAATATCATTGATTCAGTAGAAAATGGTACAACAGATCTTAATTCACTTAATTCATTTACTTCTATTTCTCAGTCAAGAGATGAAGTATATAATATGTTAGATATAATGGCTGAAGACCCAATTATTTCTACAGCTTTAAGTATTTATACAGCTGATGCTACTGAAACAAATGAAAAAGGCCAGATAGTTTGGGCTGAATCAGAAGATGAAAATGTATTAGGGGAAGTACAGCATTTATTAGATCAAATGAATGTTGATAAAAATGCTTTTAATTGGGTATACTCATTAGTAAAATATGGTGATCTTTATTTAAGACTTTATAGAAACTCTGAATACAACTTAGATCTTTTTAGTAAAGAAGATAAAGAAAAAGAAAGTCTTAATGAGGATCTTATTTTAAAAGTTTATCCAAAGAATGATCATTATGCAGAATATATGGAAATGCATAAGAATCCAGCTGAAGTGTTTGACTTACAAAAGTTTGGTAAAACAGTTGGTTATATAAGATCTCATATAGTTGCTAAGAATGTAAACAATAATGATTATGGTCTTAATAATTCTAATTTAAGCACTCTTTGGAAGTATAACTTCAATAAAGGCGATATTGATGTTTACCAAGCAACTGAATTTGTACATGCTTGTTTGGAAGATAATTCAGGTCGTACACAAGAAGAAGTAAGTATTACTAATATAAATGCTGAAGATGGTAATCATTTTACTTATAATGTAAAGAGAGGTCAATCACTACTTTATAATTCATTCCGTATTTGGAGAGAATTATCACTTCTTGAAAATTCAGTATTACTTAATAGACTTACTAAGTCTGCTATTGTAAGAATGATTTCAGTTGAAGTAGGCGATATGGAAAAGAATGATGTAAGAGCTTTACTTCAAAGAATAAAGAGTATGGTTGAGCAAAAGTCTGCTATCAATGTAGGCACAAGTTATGAAGATTATACTAATCCAGGGCCTATTGAAAATACTATTTATGTCCCAACACATGATGGTAAAGGTGCTATTACAACTTCTGAAGTAGGTGGCCAAGTTGATGTTGGAGATTTAGTTGACATTGAATACTTTAGAGAAAAGCTATTTGGTTCACTTGGCATTCCAAAGCAATACTTAGGTTGCTTAAGAGGCAGTACACCTATACTTTTACTTAATGGTAAGACAATAACAGTTGAAGAAATGTTCAACAATTTAGAAGAATACTTAGGTAAGGGTATAATGGCTTGTAATGAAGATGGCTCTTTACAGCCTACAGTCATTACTAATGTAGCTTTAACAAAGCCTTCTGCTTCTTTCTTAAGAATTCATCTTGATAATGGTAAATATGTTGATGTAACAGAAGATCATAAGATGATGTTAAGAGATGGGTCTTTCATATATGCAAAAGATCTTGAAGTTGGTGACTCACTTATGCCTTATTATGATAAGATACAAGAAGGCAGAAGATGGGTATTAGATAATAAGTCTGGCAAATATAAAAAGCAATATAGAGTTGTTGCTGAAAGTGTTAGTGATATACCAAAAGGCTATCAAGTCCACCATATAGATGAAAGAAAAATCAATGATGACTTTGATAACTTAGTTCCACTTTCATTAGAAGATCATTATAAGCAACATGTTGATATGCTCCATGAAAAAGCTCATAAGAAGATAGCTGAAAAGAGAGCAGCCGGGCTATATGCTTATAGAGATATAACAAATGGCTTAGAATATAGAAAAATCAACACTCTTATAGCAGATCTACCAGAAGGTTGGTGGTTTGAAGGTTGCCCTAAGCCAGAAGACTTTGGTGCTAAGATAAGTGCTGTTATGAGTGGTAAACCTAAGAACTATGACTGTGCAGCTAACTTTGGCACTGATTATATTGAAAAATCTAAAATAACAAAAGCCCAGAGACAAGCTGAAGGTTATTACGATAAACAATATAAAGCTCAGTCAGAAAGATGTAAAGAGCATGCTAAGAATAATACAGGCTGGAGCTCACCAGCTGCTATGGAAAAGAAGTTAGCAAGACACCCAGAAAATAGAAGATCTAAAGAAAGATATGTAAGATGCCTATGCTGTGGTGCAGTAGAAAAGATTAAGTGTAATGATGACTGGTATAATGAATACTTAAATGAAGATCTTTTCTGGTTCTGTTCAAAAGAATGCTCAGCACTTAGTGGTAAGGGTAAGTTAGCAAGATCATATAATTTATATAAATTAGCTAATTATAATATAGATGAATATGATGAATTAAGAACAAGTGGTGAATATGGTAAAAGAGATACATACTTCTTACCAGAAACTTTATTAGAAAGACTTGAATTCATTGATGACTATGTCCCAGAATGTAATCATAAAGTAGTTGATATAGAGTTCATAGATGTAGATGAACCTGCTTATGATATAAGTGTAGAAGCTGATTGTCATACATTCGCTTTACCTTGTGGCATATTTGTCCACAATTGTACCGATGACTCAACTGGATTTAATGGTGGTACATCATTAGCACTTATTTCAAGCCAGTATGCAAAAAATATAAAGAGAATACAAAATACATTCTGTCAAGCAATTACAGATGCAATTAATTTAATGCTTCTTGATAAGAATCTTAATAATTATATTAACGAATTTACTATCAAGATGCAAGCTCCAACAACACAAGAAGAGAAAGATAGAAAAGATAACTTAGCTACTTCTATAAATAACATAAGAGAAATAATGAGCTTAGTTGATGGTATTGAAGATCAAATAACAAAGCTTAATATCTTAAAAACATTATTATCAAGTGCTATTACAGATGTAGAAGTTATAACAGCTATTCAAGATGAAATAGATAGATTAACTCAAGAGCAAGAATTAGGTATAACACCAGACACCGAAGGCGAAGGAGATGACTTTGGTGATTTAGGTGGTGGCTCATTAGGTGGAGATTTAGGAGCTCTTGATATGAATGCTGAGCCTGAAGAAGGTGGCTCAACTGATATGGACTTAGGTGAGCTTGAAGGTGGAGAAGAGCCACCAGAAGAAAACTTTTTAACAAGTAATGGTGGTCAAGTATTAAATGAAAGAGATAACTTACCTTCATGGTCTCAGATGGGTATGAGTTATACAGATGTAAAATAAACTTAGTGGGCTTTGCCCAGAAGGAGAATAAATGATTAGTAAATCAGATGTAGTAATACTACTAACAGAGCTACAAGAGAATGGAGAAGATGTAGCTCCAGAGATAGCAGAGTTATATAAAACTCAAACTATCCCACTAGAAACACTAAAAAAGATAAATGATAGAAGACCATTAGATTTATGTCTATTTTATGAAAAGCTTAGGAAGTCATATGATAATAAAAGATCTAAGCTTTATATAAATATAATGAAATCTAATGAAAATGCTATTACTGATTCAAAGACTATATTAACTACACTATCAGCTCTATTAAATCAGATACTTCAATATGAGTGCCAAGATAAGGCTATGTTTATAAAGCATTCAAGAGCTGAAGAGATAGTTAGCGTATTGAATATATACTTTAAAACATTTAATATAGAGCCAGCATTAAAGCTATTAACATTAGTTAAGGCTGATATATGTGCTCTTGAATATATAAATGGTAGAAGGCAAGATTTTGACAAAAAATAACTATGGCATATGCTAAATTAAGTATATAAATGTTATATCTTTAAGGTAATTATAATGATTAAAGAATTAAACGAAAATACAGCTCTTAAGTTTAAGAGCTTAAATGAAGAAGAAAAGAAAAGTCGTGGTATACTTGGCAGACTTTATGGCCCAGTAGCTAGTTGTGTAGTACCTACACGAAATGGAAGAAAATATACACAAGACTTATGGGAAAAGCTATTTGAATCTGATTTAATAAAAGAAAGATTTGCTAATGGCGGAATTTGCGGACAATTATGTCACCCAGATTATTCAGAAGTAGATATAGAAAAAATTGCATGTATTATGCCAGAGCCACCTGTTAAGGATAAAGATGGTAATTTAATAGCATATGTTGATTTGGTAGACACTCCTTGTGGGAGAATTGCTTATCAATTAGCTAAGTATGGCTATAAGTTTGGAATTTCTTCAAGAGGTGAAGGCGACTTAATTGAGGGGCCAGATGGCGAAGAAGTTGACCCAGATACTTACCAACTTAATGCTTGGGATTTAGTTGAAATACCAGCTAATGAAAACGCAAGATTAGTATTTACAGAATCTCTTGATAAAAAGAGATATAATAAGACATTAAGACAAACACTTCAAGAATCAATAGATAAAGCTACTGATGAAGATAAAGTTATCATGAATGAAGCTTTAGATAACTTAGGTATTAATCTTAAAGAAGATTCATTAGATGATGTAGGTGTAAGTAAAGCTAAAGCAAAATTGATCTCACAAAAAAGAGCTAATGATAAATTTAAATGTGCTGGTCATGAAATATTAGGTAAAGATTTACTTGATTATTTTGAACCAGATGAAGAATTAACTATTTCACATGATAATGTTATAGTTAGTAGAAAAAATGAAGCATTAGATTATGAAGTAATAGATACTTATCATGATTCATCTAGAAAATTTGAAATAATAAAAAATACTAATGGCTCAGTTAAGCCTTATGAAGTATTATGTGGTAATAAATCTTTAGGCAAATTTAACTCATCAGCAGAAGCTGAAGAATGGCTATTTGATAATTATTCTTTAGCTGAATTAGATGAAGGTATATTAGATAAAGAAGATAGATATAAAGACTGGGATCCAGCAGATGCAGAGCTTCATAGAAATACAGACTGGAAAGCAAGAAACTACGAAGACTTGCCAGTCCCAGAAGATTCATTTGAAGATGATGTAGTTATGTATAATTATGGTGGCGAACCTGAGCACAAAAATGTTAAATTCATTAAGCGCTTAAGATCAAATCCAATTTTCCCACCTTATTATGCCCCAGAAGAAAAACCATTTGAGCATGGACTTGGTGCTATGTATGATGGTAAGAGACATGGTAAGTATGATATTCATAATAGATATGAAGATCAAGAAACATATGATAGATTATCTGAATCAAGAAAAGCTTGTGGCGAAAGACTTATTTCTACTTTAAGAGATAGTCAAGGTATAGATGAAAGTAAAGAATCTGTTAAGCATTCTATATCAGAATTAAGAGATTATCTTGATGCTTGGTATAGTGATAATTTAGCTAATGAAAATGCTAATGATACTGAAGCAGGTGGCTGAGATGAAGATATACAACAAGCATATCTTAATTTCAGAAATTCAATTTCAGATATTGAAGGCGAAAGCCTTGATATAAAAGAAAGTACAAATGGATCAGTAGAAGATTATTTGGGACAAATGAAAAAAGGAGATGCTGATAAAGTATATCGTGATGCTAAAGGCAATCCTAATGCTGAAAAAGCATATAAAATTTATAAAGATATTAAAGATGAAAATCTTAATATAAATGAAAGTGCTGAAGAAGTTGTCAATGACAAATCTAGTGGGCTTGTTGCTGAGCTCCAAGAAGCATTATTAAAAGTAAAAGAGTTAGAAGATGATAACTTATCCCTCCAGGAAAAATTATCAGTTTGCAATGCAAAGGAAAATCAATTACAGGAGCAATTAGATAAGTATAAGAAAGCTACAATTAACTTAAGTGAATCAGCTAAGCAAGTTAAGTCTTTAAACGAAGACAAAGAAAAGCTTACAGAAGATCTTAATAAGCAATCAGAATCAGCTTCTAGAAATAAGGCTAGAATAAATAGTCTCATTGATACAAAGAAAGATTTAATAACTCAATTAACGGAAGCAAAAGCTAATGTTGAAGAGCTTAATAATCAAATAACAAGTATTAATGAAAAGTTAGATGAAAACTCAAAGCAACTTGAAAGATCTAACCAATTAGTAGAAAAATACCGTAAAAATTATGCAACCTTAAAGGAAAGTTATCTTGAAGTTAAGGCAGCAAACTATGGTATAGACAAATCAGAACTCAAGACTAATTTGAAGGAATCATATACATTAAATGATGTTGATTCTCTTTGTGAAGAATTAGCTGAAAAGAAGAGTAAGCTTAACAAGCTTCCATTTGTTATTAATGAAAATACAAACATTTCATTTAAGAAATCAAGTAATGAATATATAATGAATGAATCACTTGCTAATAACTCTGATGACTATGTATCTGATTCGTTACTTCAATTAGCAAACTTAAAATAAAAGAAAGAGGAATTTTATAATGGCAAATTTAATGGAATCCTATAAGGGGAGACTTGCCATTGCTGAAAAGTATTATGCATCTCAAAATGAAGGTGCTAAGATGAGCAACCAGAAGAAAATGGTTACAGCAATGTGCTTAGATAACACAGCTCGTTAAATTAAGGCGACGATAAGTAGTGATACTTACCGAAAAAATTATTCTACATAATGTTTGGTTACATTTATATAACAACTAATTTAATAGATGGTAAACAATATATTGGTAAACATAAATGTGATCATTTTGATTATAATTATAAAGGCTCAGGTACAGCTTTAGAAAAAGCTTTTGAAAAACATGGTAAAGCCAATTTTGAATGCCATATTCTAGAACCAGTAAACGATATACCTACTGTTTGTAATAGTTTAGAAGAGCTTAATAAATCAGAGAGATACTATACAGACTATTATGATTGTGTTAATAATCGTGTCTACTATAACTTAAAGCCAGGTGGTGAAGGTGGTAGTAATAAAGGTTATGTTTGTATAACAAGTCCAGATGGTGCTAAATGTAAAAAGTTATTCCCTGAAGATGCAGTAGCTTATATAGAGCAAGGTTGGGATTATAAAGGACCTATACCAAGTGAAGAAACTAAGCTTAAAAGAGCTAATTCAAATAGAGGCCAAAAAAGAAGTGCTGAAACAAGACAAAATATAAGTAAAGCTCTTACAGGCAAGAAAAAAGGACCTTTATCAGATGATCATAAGAAAAAAGTTGGTTTAGCTGGTCAATATAATCAACCAAACATGAGAAAAATAAAATGTATTGAAACTGGTGAAATTTTTAAAAGCTTAGGTGAAGCTAGTAGAAAGTTAAATATACCAACTTGTAATATAGTAAGAAATCTTAAAGGTGGTAGCCCAGTTAAAGGGCATAATTTTATAGATGTAGAATAATATAAAATCCTGGTGAATTCAGGGGACCTCTTATAAATCAAGCTTCGGTTTATAAGACAATCCTGATCCAAGCTCAGAAATGAGAAGGAGCAACGACTATCGAAAATACTTAATAGGAGAAATACCTATATAAGGAAATGAGTAGAGTACATCTTAAGTAAGATGGAAGTGCCAGGGGTCTTAAAAAGGATAAATCAATTTAAGATCAAGATATAGTCTCATCTTCATAGTGATATGAAGAGAAATAATGGAAACGATTATTTCGTAAGATAGTGTTTATAAATGAAGCTTTTACAACTAGTGTTGGTACACAGAGAAGCGATTTAGGCAATTAAAATTACAAGTGCGTTTACTAAGTAATTAGTAAATAAAATTTATTAGAAATATTATGAAAATTGTATATAAATATTAAGTGGGACAGCAGGTTCGAAACTGTTTTTAATTACTACTCTAATTAAATTACCACTTTGATATAATACTTGAGTAGAGGTAATTATGTACGGATACATTTATAAGACAACATGTTTAGTTAATAATACTATATATGTTGGGCAAAAGAAGTCTACCAAATTTTTAGGTCAAAAATATCTTGGTAGTGGTAAAATCTTAAAATTAGCAATAAAGAAATATGGTAAAGAAAATTTCATAGTTGAACTTTTAGAAGAATGCGAAACTTTTGATAAATTAAATGAAAGTGAAAAATTCTGAATAAAAGAATTAGATGCTAGAAATTCAAAAATTGGCTACAATATAACAGAAGGTGGCCAAGGAACATGTGGTGTTGATCCAGGTTACCATGATGGTATGCTTGGTAAGCACCAATCAGAACATCAAAAAGAAGTAGCTAGAAATAATGGTCCAGCTATAAGCGCAGGGTTACTTAAAGTTAGTGATAAATTAAGTAAATCAGCTAAAGCTAGAACAAAGAATAGAGTTACTAATAATAACCAAATTGGTATAAATAAAGATGGTATATCAAAAATGGTTAAAGCTAATGAACTAGATAGCTATATATCTGATGGCTGGGCACTTGGTATTCCTAAATCAGAAGAAGCTAAAAGTAATTTTAAAGATAATTACTCTAAAGGTTCATATATAAATAAAGATGGTGTAGTAAAATTTATTGCTAATGATAAATTAGATAATTTTATCAATGATGGTTGGTCTTTAGGTAAGAAACCTAAGGATCAATATAAATCATCTCATCATAAATATTTTTAATAAATGAAACACCTCGTGAACTGCTGGGAAGTCCTATAATAAAATAAGTAGAAATTTATAGGAAGATCAGCAACCAAGCTTGGAGCTAATGACTCCTTGAAGGCTCAACGACTATCGAAATCATAGTAAGTAAGAAATATGCTTATAAAGAAGAGAGTAGAGTACACTTTATAAAAGTGGAAGTGCGAGGTAACCTAATAGAGCTGATGTTTATTAGGTTAATGATATAGTCTGAACTATGTGGTAACATATAGATTAACAAATTGATTCAAATTATTCTGCTTAGATATTACTACACTCACAATGCCAAACCTTATTGTTAATGACTTATTCCTTGTACAACCAATGAGCTCATTCAGTGGTTACTTAACATATATGGAATATGCTCTTGGCGAAGCTAAGGGTGGCGTTGGTGGAAGAACTGGCGACGAATTCAATACTATTATCCAGAATCCGTTCGTATGGGGCGAAATGACTCCAGAAAGAGCTGCTTACACAGGCGAAGCAGTAGTTGAAGCTGCTACAGCAACATCAATTGTTCTTGCATGGACACCAGTTGTTAAGAAGGCATTCAAGGATGCTACTGGAGCTGAATTCGACGTTAAGGTTGTTAAGGCTGATGGTACAGAAGTATTTAAGAATGTTGAAGCTGATGGTAAGACAGTTACTGGACTTACTGTTGGTGACAAGGTTGCATATAAGTATGACAACGTAACAATTCCACAAGAAAAGCTCCCAACACTCGTTGGACACATGAAGGGTATTACACTTCAGGCTAGAGCTCGTAGAATTGCAGTTTACTATTCACAAATCGCAGCATATCAGGCTTAACCGAAAGGTTTAGGTCCCTTACATAGTAATATGTATTGAGGTTCCTCCTAATTGCTGGAAAACCTTTAGAGCTAACTAAACTACAAAGTAATTCGCAAGAATAAGCTTGAAAGTTTGAAAATTAGTTAGATTAGGCAATCAGCAGCTAAGCATCTGAAAAGATGAAAGTTCAACGACTATCCCGTTAGTGGGAGTAGGTAATAAGTATTACCGAAATGGAGGAAATCCTTCTATTGAAGGATTAAAGATATAGTCTACTCTCTTATGAAAGTAAGAGGTTGTAATTTTAGATATGGGAAGAAAATAATATAAATCTTTTAAGAATATACCCTAAACATACCAACTATCTTTTAAAAGATGGCATAATTACAACTATAGATATTAACGACATCTATAAAATATAAAGGAAAACAGACTATGGTATGGACTTCGAATCAACAATTTCACAACAGGCTCAAGCTGAATTACAGTATGAAATTGATGCAGAAGCTGTATACATGATCAAGGCTGAAGCTGATAAGAGTGCTCCAGTTGTAGAATGGATTGATGAAGAACTCGACACAATTAGTTATTCGATGAAGGCTAGAAATTTGGTCTTGGCATAAGTAATTATGCAATAATAATAACCACATTAACTCAGGGGAACCCCATATTATACTAGCAAGTATTATGGGCAATCCTGATCCAAGCTCAGAAATGAGAAGGAGCAACGACTATCGAAAGTATAGACTGAGAGAAAAACTCAGTTAAATAAATGAGTAGAGTACAGATCAAAAGATTTGGAAATGTGTGGCAACCTATAAAGGTTAACACAATATAGGTTGAAGATATAGTCTGAACTTTATAGAAATATAAAGAGAATCAAATTTAATTAGTTAAATGAATAAAGAAAAAGAAATAATAAAAGAATATAAAAATCACACAGGCACTTATATATGTAATAAATATAATATTACTAAAAATCAGTTAAATAAGATATTAGATGCTAATAATATAACACACCATACAGCTGCTGAAACTACACACTTATCAGCTTTAGAAAACCCTAATCAAGGAACAACAGGTACAAAGTATTATAATAATGGTACTGAACAAGGTAGATTTAAACCTGGTTAACAACCTGATGGCTGAAAAGATGGGGCATTAAAATTTACAAAAGATCAAACAGAACTTATGCTACAAAAGCGTGGTAATAGATCACCTATGCTCACTAAACAAGGCTATGATAATTACTTTAAAGTAATCAAAGATAAGTATGATGTAGATAATATAGCTAAAGCTGATATAGCTAAACAAAATACTGTAATAACAAATAATAAAAAATATGGTGTTGATTATGTTATGCAGGACCCTACTATTAGGAAAAGAGCCGAAACAACTTGTTTATATAAATATGGATCTACATATTATATAGGTTCTAAAGAATGCAGAGATAAATATGGAGCAGCTAATCTGCTTAAAATGTTTGAAACAAAAAAGAAAAATCATACATTTAATACTTCTAAGCCTGAAGAAGAATATTATAAAATGTTATGTGATAAATATGGTGAACAGGATGTTGAAAGAAACTATAATAAAGATTCTAGATACCCGTTCTTATGTGATTTTTATATAAAAAGTTTAGATTTATTCATTGAATGCAATTATTCATGAACTCATGGTGGTAAACCGTTTGATGAAAATGATGAAGATTGCTTAAAACAATTAGTTAAGTGGTAAGATGGTGCTGCTGAGGTAAAAAATACTTCGACAATGCTATTAATACTTGAACAATAAGAGATGTAAAGAAGAGAAAAACAGCTCTAGATAATAAGCTTAACTATATTGAAATATTTAACTAGTGATTGTTTGATTCGTAACACAATTGGAAGGATTTGCTAGAAAGATTGAACAAGCTAAGATGGCTGTATATAAGGCAACAAGAAGATTTATGCCTAACTGGATGCTCGTATCCCCAGATATGATGACAATTTTAACATTCGTACCTGGATTCAAGGCTGCTTCTTCTGCAATTGCTAATGGACCATATATCGCAGGTGAAATCGGCGGAATGAAGGTTATCGTTTCTCCAGCACTTGGTGATAAGGTTTGCTACCTTGGCGTACTTGGTAATGATGGAAAGACAGCTGTAGGCGTTTACGCTCCTTATATGCCATTAGTACCAACACAACTCCTTGGATTACCTGATGGTACAATGGAACAAGGCTTCTCAACAATGTACGATATGAAGATCTTAAACCCAGCTCTCTTAGCTAAGATCGTAGTTAAGGCTGGCGATGATGCTGCTCTCGTAAAGGTTATGGAAGCAACAAGCGAAATTTAGTTTTCACTAAAAGCTTTAATATAAGAGGGGTTTTAAATAACCCCTCTTTTTTGTTGTATTTTATTGTATAACGAATGCTAAATTAGTATATAAAGGTAAAAGAATGAGTACATATAGAGTATTACTTGAAGCTAGTAGAAAAGAGCTTATAGATAAAAGTAAAAATGCTGATGTTGTAAAGAGATATGGTACAACTAGGTATGATAGGCGTAAGTTGCAACACATATATAATTCAGTTGAAGCTTTTAATAAGATAGACTGTAATGCTTTATTTAGGGCCAACTTACTTTCATTTATAGTACCAGTACATGGCGAAACAGATAACTATGGTGTTGAAGTACTTTTTGAAGGTATATGTGATGGTATTAAGAGAGAAGTAGTTGCTAATGGAGATGAGCTTGAATTTAAGTGCGTATATAGAGCTCTTATAGATGCGATAAATAAAAAGGATATTCTTATAGCTTGTACTTGTGAAGATTGAAAGTATAGATTTGCTTATGTAGCCTCAAGAGGTGGTTATAATGGTGGCAGACCTGAAATAAGAGCTGCGGATATAACTAACCCTAACGATAGTAAAGGTTGTGGCTGTAAGCATGTTATGAGTGTGTTAGATAATTTAGATTGAGCTGTTAAATTAGCAACTTCAATTTACAATTATATAATATATATGCAAGAAACTGATGAAGATAAATATGCAAGATTAATACACCCAGTAATACATAAGGGCCCTTATGAGTCTGATCACGAAATTGAGCAAGGCGAAGATGATGAGCTTGCAGATGTAATGGATAGAGAAGAAGATCAAGCTATTTTAGATAGAGCTAATGCTGGTAGGCCAGAACAAGAAGCTGAACCAGAGGAGGAAACAAATTACGAAATGTAAAAGGGGTTTATAAATGGCTTCAATTAATTACTACATAGATAAAATTAAGTGGCAAATAACTTCTGGTGTGCTTGAAAGTGAATTACCAGATGAAGGTTATGCTAAAGCAGTAAATATAGCTTTAGAAGAGCTTAGTAGATATTATAACGCTACTAGATTAGTGCAAGTAACTTCTAGTAGTTGTATAGATCTAGCTAAGGTAGAAGAAGATAATGATATAAAAATAAGCACAGTATCAGCTGTTTATAGATCAAGACCTAATGGTGTTTCTGCTGATGCTGGAGCTTCAGATCCAATGATGTTATCACAGTGGAATTTGGCCAATAATTTTTATAACTATGGTACAAATCGCTGGATGTATAACTATTTAGCTTATAATACAACTAATCAAATAGCTAATACAGTATCAACTGACCTTGATTTTAAAGAAGATAGGTTAGGTAGAAAGTTATATGTTAATTTTTCTAATGGTACTAACGGCGAATTGGTTATTGAATATATTCCAAAGTTAAATTCAGTAGATGATATAACTGGTGACTATTGGATAGATATTTTATCTAAGTTATCTTTGGCTCATGCAAAGATAGCAATAGGTAGAATAAGGACAAGATATACACAGAGCGATGCATTATGGACTCAAGATGGAGAAACAATGTTAGCTGAAGGTACAAATGAGCTTAATGAGCTTATAAATAGACTTCAGTCTCAGTCAAGCTTTGTATATCCTGTAGATTAGTTGTATAATATTTAGAATAAGATTTATGTTAATTATATATTTTATGGAGGTAAATTAATGGAAAATCTTTTAAGTGAAGCTTTCCAAAGATTAAGCTTACTCGAACAGGATTTTGATTTTTCCACTGTAGATAAAGATAAAGTCGACGAACTTAGTGCTTTTATTGCAGATGACGTAGAAGAAATCCCTGAAGAGCCTATCATTGATGTTAACGCAGAAACAGAAGATGATTTAGCTGATAATTATGTTGGAAAAGTTATTCTCGAGTGTGAGTGTTGCCACACAAGAATCTATAAAAACGAAGAAGATGTTGTTATAGATGATGAAGCTGGTTTAGCTAATATTGATGAAGCTTGCCCAGTATGCAACAATTCTTTAGGTTATTCTGTAATTGGAAAGATTGAAGCATTTGATTCTGAAAGGGTTATTGAGCCTGAAGAAGATGAAGAAGATATTCCAGAAGAAGAAACTCCTGAAGTAGAAGAATCAGAAGAAGAGAAAGAAGAAGAAAATGAATCTCTTGAAGGCTCTAAGATAGCTTCTGAAGATTCAAAGAAGTTAGATGAAGTTAAGGAAAATCTCAAAGAAGCTAAACTGCCACTTCATGATAGACTTGCTAGAAAGCATCTTGATAGCTTAGTTGGTGAGTCTGAAGTTAATGAATTTGACTGTGAAGCTATAGCTAGAGGAGAAGATCCTGCTGAATTAGCTATGGAAGGCGAAGCTGGAGAAGTTGATGAAAAGCTTAGCGCTAAAGAAGCTGAAAGAATGGCTGAAATAACAAAGAATGGTGTTGTTAAGGCTTCTGATAGAAATGAATATAAAGAGCTCCGTGATAAGGAAAAGGTAGATGAAGAGCTTCTTGATCATGGTAATGATAACTTAGAAGCTAATAAAGAATTAGCTACAAAAGATACACAGTCATTAGAAGATGATCAAACTGAATTAGTGCATGCAGCTGGAGATAAGATTGAAGCAATTAATGAATCCGCTGATGATGTTTGTCCAGAATGTGGCAAAGCTCCTTGCGTATGTGAAGGTTGCAAAGATGATTTAGATGAAGCTTGTGATGGCTCTTATGATAATACATTTGATAGAGACTTCGATGCAGCTATAGATGCTCTTGAAAAAGAAAAAGAGAAAGAAAAGGCTGAAATGGGAGAAGCTTTCCCAGATGATTTACCAGATGTTTGGGGTAAAAATAGAGTAAATGAAGCAGTTGGTGACATTGCTCAAGAAGTTGTAGATGTAATAAATGATAGTGTTTACCCTGGTAATATATCAGATACTATCTGGGCTTCAGAAGTAACTGATGGCTATGGTATTTCACAAGATCTTTCAGCAACAGAAATAGCAGATATAGCTCTTGATGCTGGATTCACAGTATATAAACCTATAAATGGACAAACAGGATATTTTGGTAGTGAAGATGATTATCTTATATTTGCTAACCCACATGAAACACTTGAGCATTTTATAGAAGCTACTAATAAAGAGTTTGATATGGGCTTAGATGAAAAAGATTTTGTTTTATATAATAATAAAGTAGAAGAATCATTAACAGAATCAGTTGAAGTGCACACAGATGGCGAATCAGTTGATTTAGTTAAGAATGATGATGGCTCACTTTCAATAGAAGTTGGTGGTGAAGGCATTGAAGAGATGCCATTAGAAGAGCCACTTGAAGCTCCAGAAGAGCCTGTAGGCGCTGAAGAAATAGTACCACTTGAGCCTGAAGATCAATCTGCTATTGAAGCTAATGTTGGCGAAGAAGAAGATGAATTTGCTGAGCCATTAGAAGAGCCTATTGAAGATGAGTTTGCAGAAGAACCTGCTGAAGAAGAAGAGGAAGAAGAGCCTTTCGAATCATTAGAAGCTTCTGGTAAACCAGCAATTAATGAAAGCGCTAAGGAATCTAATACAATCGAAGATAAAATTGCTAAGGAAACATTAAAGCAAGCTAAGATTAATACAAAGATGATGCAATTAGATTTAGCTGCTAAACAAGCTGAAGCAGAAGCTAATGCAGCTCCAATCGAAGATGAAGTAGTTGAAGAGCCAATCGAAGATGAAATTGAATCAGAAGAAGAAGTTGAAGAAAGCTTAGATACAACTAATATCTTAGAAACAATAGAAAATGTTGATGAAACTAAGATCAATTCTATTTGTGAAGCTTTCTTAAAGAGAGTTTATGGTAATGTTAAATCATTTACTACAACAAATATTTCAATGAGTGTTAATGAAGCATTTATTGAAGGTACTATTGGCTTTACATCTGGTAAGACAAAGAGTACAACATTTAACTTTGCTAACCCAGAGATAACAAAGCGTGGAAAGCTTGTTTTAGAAGGATTCAATAAGACTTTCTCTGATTCTCCAAAAGCATTTAAGCTTAAGTCAGTTGTAAATGGAAATAATATGGTTGCTGAAAGTATGATTTATAGTTTCACTTCAAAGCAACTTAATGAATCTAATGAGCAAGAAACAGTAAGAGTTTATGGTAGAGTAAAAGCATAATGAATGGTGATTATGGTATTCTTATAAATCAAGACACTAAGTTATTAAGATCAAGATTTAATGAAATGGTAAGATTACTTGGTGTACAAGCTATTTATAAATACCCAGATAAAAGTAAACATTATACACTACATGGTGAGGTTAAGGCATCGTTATATAGTGAAGGTCAAAAAGTTGGTTGTATTTTTGAAGCACATGAAGACCAAAAGACAGCTAAAAAACTTGGTTGGAATGCTGAGCTTAGCGAAAATGCAGCTATAATACATGTACCTTATGATTTGCCAAATTTACAAATAGGCTGTCTATTTGAAATACCAAGCGCTTTTGATGGTGCTCCAAGTAGATTATTTAGGGTCACAAGAATGTCAGCTAAAATGATTTACCCAGCTAGTATTTCTTGTGAGATTGTCCCAGAATATTATGATACTTGTGAGCCAGCAGAAGTAGAAATGTTTGCGAACACTGATTTTAATGTTTTAAATGAAGGTTAATTGTGAAGGTTATAAGATTAGTAGAAGCTAATATAACAGTAAATGATATAAAAACCGCTATAAAAAATCGTACTGATAAAAATTCTCTAATAAAAGATGTTCTTTTAGATTTTTTTACAAGAATGAAACATTATGGTGGCAATGAAGCTGTTAATATATTAAATATATTAAATAATTTTGATGTTGGGTTTATAGATTATTTTTTTCAATGCTTAGGTTATGAAAATTTAAGTGATAGAAGTAATTTAATACTTACAGCTTTTTCTAATAAAGCTGCACAAAACTTAGTAAAAGGTAATAAAGCAAAATTTGTACAATTATTTAATATAGTAAATAATCCAAATTTAAATATTAATCAAGATTATCTTAGTGATTCAGATGCTTTAATATTTAATAATGATCTTTATAATTTAGTGTCAAACCAAGATTTATTAGAAGATATTATAGTTAATGATGTTAAAAATATAAAAGATCCTAAATGGAGATTAGCTGTTAAAAATAATATAAAAACTGGTGAAATAGGTAGATTTGCTTCTAAAGATAAAAGAGAAGATAGACAAATGGCCCAAGTTACTGAAATATTTAATAATATGAAAGATGATAAGAAATTACAGTGACTTCAATCTAAAGGCGTTAATAAATCAACAGCTATTGATGCTATAAATCAAATGAAACAATATGAAAATAATAATAAATAGTGGTGGTAAAAATATAGATTCATTTGTTTATACTTATTTACCTAATTATATTAATAAATTATTTATTAATACATTAGATTTAAATAGATTAAATTCTTTTAATAAAGAACTTAATTTAAATTCTTATAATTTAATTAATAATCTATTAAAATCATTAAATATTAGTAAAATTAATAATACATCATATGATATTAGTATAAATAAAAATATAAAAATAAATGGTAAATCAGCGCTTACATATTTAAATTTTATTACTTATGGTAATAGATCAATAAAGGGCTACCCAATTGTTTATAATATTTTTAAAATAATAGCAAATAATATAGATAGTATTTATGAACAGTATGAAAGAGGTGAGTAAGTGGCAATACGATACTACGATGAAGCTTTAGTAGAAAAAATTCAAAATTGAATAAAAGATCCAAATATGGTAGTATTAAGTCCATCTGATTCAACAAGACTTTTTCAATTAAAAGCCGATCAAAATAATGATAAACCATTAACACTACCACTTATTTCTATATCAAGAGATCCAGATATAGAAATAATATCTACCACAAAAAAAGCTTTAAGTTATGATGGTGGGCATTTACATGCAACAGAAGATACTTCAATGTTATTAAATGCTATACCAATACAATTATCATATCAGCTTGATATATATACAAGATACTTTGCAGAAGCTGATGAATATATGAGAAATTTTGTATTTAATTTTATAAACTACCCAAAATTAGCTATAGAAATCCCATATAATAATGCAAAGATAGAACATAACTCAACAATAATGGTTGAGTCAACAATTAGTGATAGCTCCGATATTCCAGAACGATTAATAAGTGGTCAATTTACAAGAATGACATTAAAATTAACTGTAGATGATGCTTGGTTATTCAGCGTTCCATTTATGGATAACTGGAAGATCGAAACTGGAGATATAGAAGTTATTGATAATTAAAGGAGATAAAAATGCCAAAAATCGTCATTAAAGAAAATGAAAACGAAGTGATGAGATTACTTAATCCAACTGATAATGTTGTATTAATCCCATTAGTTTGTAAATTAGGTACAGAAGATACAAAGCTTATAACAAGTATCTATACACCTGATCAAATTACTTTATTTAATTCAGAATTCAGAGATATTGTTGTTAAACAAGCTGAAGCAGAAACAGAAGCACCAGTAACAGAAAAATCATTTATTTATGCTACTATGCTTCTTAAATACGGTATAAGTGTAGTAATAAAACCTATAGTTGCTATAGAGGATAAAGTATTTACTGAAGCAGAAGTAACAAGAATAGTTAATAATGCTATTTCTTCTGGTATATTCGCTGAATTCGAAGATAAAAATATTTATAATATTAAATTTATTACAACTGGAGCTCATGCTAATATATTAGCAATAGATAGCTCAGAAGGTACTTCATTAGGCGGCTGTCATTTTGAATTAGCTAAAATTGCTTCAAAGAGATGTGATTGTATATCTTTAATAGAATTAGAAAATGATATTATTTGTGAAACAAATATGTCTAGCTCAAAGGATATTAAAAATATTTTAGCTGGTGAAGCTGAATCTAGTGAATATTACAAGTATGCAGCTTGTGTATTCCCTTGGGGTTATTATAATGTATCTACAGTATCAGATGCTTACGTAGATGTGAAGATGCCTGGCAGCTTTGGTTATTTAAGCGCTTTTGCAAATAGTGTACAAACAAACGCAAATTGGTATGCAGTAGCTGGTGTTAATAGAGGCGCTATACCTAATTTAAGTAGATTAAGCTGTGAAATTGGAGAATCACAAATGCATATTTTACTTAATGAGGCTGATGGTACAATTAAATTTAATGTTAACCCAATTATGAAAGTATCTGAATATGGTAGTAAGATATGGGGCAACAAAGTTGCTTCTGTAAATACAACAACAGAATCTTATCAAAGTTACTTAAATGTACGCGTATTACTTTGTGATATTAAGAAACAGATTTATTACGCTGCAACAAGAGTTACATTTGAACCAAATGATCTTATTACTTGGCTTAATTTTAAAGAATTAGTTAATGAGCTTCTTGAAGATATGAGATCTAATAGAGGTGTTGATTGGTATTCATGGAAGAGAGAAAATACTGATAAGAAAGCTACAATTAAGGCTATACTCACAGTAAAACCTATTGAAGCTGTTGAAAACTTTGAAATTACAGTAAATCTTTCAAGTGAAGAAGCTGAAGTTACAGAAATTTAATGAGGTGATGATAAATGGCTAGTATTTATGATACTTATGATTATAATAATGGTGCTGGTGCTTATAGTTTTACTACAAAAAGTAGAAAGTTAAGTTATCAACCAGTAAGAACTAATAATTTTAGATTCTTAGCAGACTTTAGTAATACAGAGCTTTTAAGAGTAGATACAAAAGATACATTAAGAGATGCTGGCACAGCTCAAGAAATAATTGATTTCTCAGTTGTAAAGTTTAACCCACCTCATTTTACACAAGATGAAATTGCTGTAAAGAGGGGTAATAGTACTGTATACTATGCAAGTGTACCAACATTTGACGCAGATGATCTTGTAATCAATGATTTTGCTGGTGCAGATGGTAAATCAATTCTACTCGCATGGCAAGCACTTTCATATGATGTTGTTAATGATATTGTACCAACATCAGAAAAATATAAAATTAATGCTACAGTAGTTGAATATTTACCAGATGGTACATATCTTAGACATTGGGTTCTTTATGGTTGCTGGGTAAAAGGTATTTCAGAAGATGGTTGGGATAATGAAAGCGCTAGTAAAAAGACAGTAACAGCTTCTATAAGATATGATAGAGCAATACCTTATCAAGATGTAGATGCTCTACCAGATTATTTTAACTATTAATGTATAGTATAGTGACTAATATTATTTAAGGAGGCTATGCAGCATGAATGATAATGTAACTATACAAGAATCATATACCTTACCTTCTAAAGGTTTAGTATATAAGCAAAAATTTAACCCAGTAGTAAAATTAAGAAGTATGACAGTAGCAGAAGAAATGAAAAGACTTACTGCTACTGAATACCCTTATAAAGCTATGTCCGAGATTATTGAATCATGTTTATTAACAGAATTACCAATTTCTGTTTATGATATGTGTCTCGGTGATTATCAATATTTACTACATAAACTTAGAGTTGTAACTTATGGCTCCGAATATGATATGGCAGTTGCGTGCCCATATTGTGGTGAGATATTTGATGAACCAGTTGATTTAGATTTATTGGAAGTATTTGAATATACAGATGATATAGAAGATTTAAAAATTTTTAATTTACCAATAACAGGTTCAACTATAGAAATAAAATTCCAAACACCAAGAGATTTAGATAATATTGATAAAGAAAAAAAGTCATTAAAGAAGAAATTTCCAGATATGAAAGACGATCCAACTTTAATGCTTAATTTAGAATCTATTATTGATACAGTTGATGGGAAAACACTTTCAACATTGCAATTAAGAGAATTCATTAAAAAATTACCATTAAAAGATTCTTCTTTAATTTTAAAACATTCAAGTGAATTAAATGATAAGGTAGGTATAGACACACAAGTTATGGCTTCTTGCCCACAATGTGCTCGTGATGTCAACACTTCCTTTCGCTTCACAAGTAAATTTTTTAGACCCGACATTGACTAATGATGGCGAACCTTATGGGCCTTATAGATATAAAGAAATTGTAAGAGAGTGTTATTTAATTTCTAAAAATTGTAATACTTCATACACAGATCTTATGAATATAACGCCTTTAGAAAAAGATTATCTTCTTGGATTTATCTCAGAAGAGTTTAAAAGAGCTGAAGAAATGGTTCGAGAAGTTAAGGAAAGAAATAAATAATGAGTTCTACAAATATGCAATATGGTGGAGAAACCAATATTGGCACAAAACAAAAAATACAAGGGGCAAAACAAGAGCTTAATAGTAAAGAAAAAGAAATTAGAAGGTTAGCTAAGCTTGAACAGCAACTTAGAGAGTCTGGGCAAGCTAAGCTAGCTGATGAAAAGAAAAAAGAATTAGAAGCTGAAAAAGAGTCTAAAAAAGCTTTAGAAAAAGAACTCAAAGATTTAAGAAGTAAAGCTCAAGAAGATTTAAATAAAAAGAATAAAGAAGCTTTAAGTAAAGCATACAGTGAAGCTGGGCAGAAAGCTGCTAATATTGTTATGTCTGGTGTGACAGGTTTAAAATCCGCCTTAGACAAAACAATGGGTAGTTTTATAGATAAACAAGAATCTATGGCTTATGGCTTAACTGGTACAGCAACTGATCTAAAATCAGTAACACAAACATTTACTAAAGCTTTAGGTAGTACTGGTGTAGTAAAACAAGAGAAAGTTTATGAAAATTTAGCTAATTTAATACAATCTGGTATTGTATTTAATGCTGAACAAAGAGCTTATTTAGCTACAATAGCTAATGATTTAGGTATGGTATTCGATCCTACAAAGGGAGAATTACCTAGATTAATAAACTTACAACGTAAAGATCTTTCTGATGAAAGAATGGCCATTGAATATAGTTTAAAAGAATTTTTAAACCAGAACTATCAAACTTCTCAGTACATAAAAGAAGGTTTCCAAAGTGTATCTGATTCTTTAATAGAAGCACAATCATTGATGACTTCTACTGGCGCTATGGAGTTTGAATCAGTAGTACAACAATGGTTAGGCTCTATGAGTAGTGTAGGGGCATCTACTTCAACTATAAATAATTTTGCTAATGCTATAAATAAGTTAGGTTCTGGCGATTTATCAGTATTATCAGAATCTCCTATTTGAGCTTTAGCAGCTAGTAATTCTGGTATTCCTTTAGGCGATATATTAAATAATGGGCTCAATAGTAGTACAGTTAATGCGTTATTAAAAGGCGTAGCTCAATATGCTGGCCAAATATATTCAAATAACGAAAGTAATGTAGTATTATCACAATTAAGTAAAATATTTGGTATAGGTAATGTATCAGATTTAAAGGCGTTATCACAGGTTGGTAATGTTACAAAGAGTGGTATTTTAAGTACTGATATATACTCATTACTTGGTAATATGGGTGATTATCTATATACTACTACAAAAATAAATAATTCATTAGCTAATTTTATGTATAGTTGAGCTATGAATACAGCAAGTAGTGATACTAATTATTTAGTATATAAAATGACAGATGTATTATCTCAAGCAGCTGCTTCATTATTTAGTGGCACATCTGTTTCTTTAAAGGTGCTTGGTAATGGCGTTGATCTTAATTTATCACAATTAATTTCAGCAGTGCCTTTATTAACAACAATACCAGGGTTAATAAAGAGTATTGGTGGTTTAGCTAACGCAGTTACTTCAAGTGGCTCTGCTTCAGCAATATATAGTGCTTTAACAAATGGGTCTTTAGCTGGCGCTAACCAAAAAATAGGCGTTACTGGCTTATTTACTGGGCTATCAAAAGTATCAGGCTCTAATACATCTGGTTCTATGGTATACTATAATGCTAATACAACTGATATAGGTACTATGGCCAAAGTAAGTTCTAATGATTTAGCTACTAGTTTATACACACAAGAAGAAGAACAAAAAACAACTAATGATTTATATGAAGCAATTGAAGGTGTTAATAAAACTCTTGAAAGCTTTAAAACAACAACATTTGGAACTTATACTAAGATTTCTGAAACAGAAAATACTGTATCAATAAATAGTGATATAACACTTATTCAGGATATGGTTACAGCTTCTGCTCTTAATATTCAAAATATATATGCTTTATTACTTAATCAATTCCAAGCACAAGGTGCTGGTGAAGCTCAAACATTTGATTTAAGTAAAGTAGATTGGAATACATTTGATTGACATTCAACAGCTAGTTTAAATCTAAAAGGTTAGTATATGAATTATAATTATAATGAAACAAATATAATGACAGGCTATATTAAAGAATTATTAAAAGACTTTAATTTGCCTGTTTATACTGTATATAGAGAAGATAAAAAACTTCATGCTGGCAATATAGTAGGTAATAAAAATTATAGTAAAATTTATATAGATAGGGATAAAATAGTACAATATAATCCTATAACTGGTAATTTAGATTATTTAAGTGATTTTTCATATAATGTTAAATCAAGTTATACTAAGAATTTAATTATTAATTCTTCTGTATATGATTCATATACTCATAATTATCTTGGAGATTATTTAAGATTTTTAAGAGATTATAAATATATTAATTTAATGCCTTTATATAATTGTTTTAGTAATGAAATACCTGTTGGGCTTAATTATACTTTAAATATAGAAAATGGTACTAAAAATTATTTATATTCTATCGATACATCAGATACTAAATATAATTATTATATTATACCAGCTAAATTTGATGAACAATATACAATAAATATAAATTCATTAGTACCATATGAAATTAGTTGTATTATATATACTGGAGATAAAGTTTTAGATATATCAAAAGAATTATCTAAAATTACATATAAGAAAATTAATATAACTGGTAAAAAATATTCTTATTTATATTCTACAACAATAGATGAAGATAAATTTTCAATATCGGAATATAAAACAAACTATTGAAAATATGAGAAAGATTTAAAATTATTATTAAAGTTACCTAAAGTTATTACATCTTCTATTACAATTTTAGAAGGTAATTATATTTCAAGTAATAACATTAGTGGTAATACATTATTAAATAAGTTATATATTGATGATGAAGTTACAAAAATAGATGCTATAAGTAAACTATCATTATTGAATAATATAGGTGAGACTTCACACCCATTCGCTGATAGACTTATTGAATATTTATTAGGCAATACAATATCTAATTTAGAAAGTATACCTAATAATATTGCTAATGTTCAAGATTTATTATTAAAAAATTTAATGTTTGAAGAAGATATAGAAGGTAGTATGGTTGAAAAGCCTCTAACATTTAAAGGTTTTAATGATACATGAGATGATAATTTTATAAAAATTAATATTTTAAGAAAACTTAATGAAGTATGTGATTATAATAATGCTAAAAAAAGTTATTATACAATACTTAATTATAATGGATATGCTGGTAAATATATAAAAGCATTAGATAAATATGATTATATTAGGCCTATAGATACATATTATGATTTACTTGGGTATGTTGATAAAGATACAGAAAGTAATTTAAATATAAAAACAGTTAAAAGGCTAGAAAAGCCTAAAGAGATTTAGATATGCATGTAAGTAAAAATAGAAAATTAAATATAATACCAAATTACATTTATTTCTATCATCTTGACGAATTTTTTATATTACCATTTCACCCAGATAATGTAACTGATACTCTTAATTCAACATTTGCTTCTACAAATGCATTATCAAGATCAGCACCAGTATTTACTTATTCTAATTCTGGGCCTAGAACTGTAACTATAAGTTTTACATTACATAGAGATTTACTTAATGATTTAAATAAAAAATTTAGTAATGTAAAAACAAATGTTGTTAATAAAGTTATAGATGAAGATTATGTAGATAAACTCATTGGTTATTTACAGGCTGTAGCATTACCTAAATATGAATTATATAATAATGGTTCAAAAAGTGTTAAGCCACCTGAAGTTGCTATAAGACTTGGTAATGATATTTTTGTAAAGGGCGTAGTTAATAGTGGTATTACTATTAATTATAGAAAACCAATTAATGATTATAATAGATATTTACAAATAGATGTTTCATTTACTGTTAGTGAAACTGACCCTTACGACGCTGTTAAAGTAGCTAAAGAGGGCTCATTTAGAGGATTAATAGCTGGCGGTATTAATGATATTTATAAAGGTTAATTATGGATTGTTTATCAGATAAAAGTACAAGAGATTATAATTATACATCAAGATATAGTCCTTTTTATTATTACTATAATTCATTTGATGATAAATATATGTATGGCACTACTGGCCAATTAAGTTTAGATACAGAGTATGTAATACATTCTGTTAATGACTATGATACTTTAGATAGTTTAGCTTTAAAATATTATGGTAGGCCTGATTTATTTTGAGTTATTGCTGATTTTAATAGAATACAAGATAGTTTTATAAATTTAAAAGAAAGTGGTTTTAATAATATAAATATACCTTCTATTGCTGGTATTAAATATCTAAAATAATGGCTGTAACTAAAGAAACTACAAATTTAAAAAAATATACTAGTGCTTCACTATTAGCTTCAACTTCAAGGGTTGAAGCTCCTTTTGTTTATGTAAAAATAGGTGGGTATGAATTTGGCGTATATGAACAACCAACTGGTGGCGTAGGCTCAAATAAATTTTATAAAAATGTAGCTGAAAAATATCCTAATTATGTTCAATCTTTAGATATTACTAAAATAAATGGCACAGTAAATCAATATACGCTTAATATATCATATCCTGTAACTAACGATGTAGATCCAAACTTTTTTGATAAAATTTTTAGTTCTGTTTCTTCAAATCGTAAAGTAATATTTTCTTATGGAGATTTTAGTTTACCTAATTATATTTATCGTAATGAAGAAGCTATAATTACAGGTGTAACAGAACAATTTGATATAAAGAAATCTGTAATAAATTATACTGTATCAGCTGTTTCGTCAGCACATTTAACTTTATCAGGAAGCTATTTCTTTAAGTATAGAGCTAATACAAAACCAAGTGATGTAATAAAAGAAATATTATATAATAATGAATATCATTTATTAGATGTATTTACTGGTATGAAAGATAAAGCTATAGTATTAACTAATAACTTTATATCTTCAAATGATAAACCTGTAAATATTGAGGCCTGTTCAAATATATCAGTTTTAGAATATATTTCTAAATTAGTTAATATGATGATACCTGTTGGTACAGCAGATAGTTCTGTAAAATCTAGTAGTATTTATACATTAACTACATATGAAGATACATCTAGTGAGTTAGGTGGCCCTTATTTTAAGGTTGAAAAAATAGAAACATCAATAAAATCATTAAATAGTTTATGTACATATAGTATTGATATAGGTTACCCAACAGCTAATATAGTTACTGATTTTACTATTAATCAAAATGATAATTGGTCAATATTATTTGATTATAGTATGAATAGTGGTAATACAGATTATATAAAAACAATAAATGCTCAAGGTAAAGAAGAATATAAATACTCACCTTTACTTACAGGAGTTCAATATACATTAAGAGATTATGATAAAACATGGTGGACCAAAGTTACAGAATTCCCTATTCAAGCAGAAATAAGATTAAAGGGTTTATTGAGACCAGCGATACTAATGACTTATGTTAAACTTAATGTATGATTTTATGGGAGAAAACATATATCATCTGGTTATTATATAATAACAAGCCAAAAAGATAAAATAGATGCAAATGGTTATTTCACAACTTTAGGTATTACTAGAGTTGCCGGTGATGAAGGATTTATAGATATACCAAGCTAGTATGATTTTAAAAGCTTATATAGTACAATTGCCTGACAAGGGTAGTAATGAATTCCAAGTAAGAATACCTTACTTTGAAGGAAATACTAATAGAGAAGTAATATATTCAGCTTTACTTTGTAACCAACCAGGCGAATATGATGGTTATAAAGTTGGCGATTGTGTATGAGTAGGGTTTGAAGATACAAGATTAAATGTACCTATAATTTTAGGTAAACTTTATGTAGAAAAAGAAGAAGAAATAGCTTCTAGTCATACAGTTAATAATTTAAATGTAACTGGTTCAATAACTTTACCAGCTGATACTAAAATAGGTGGTTATTCTACTGTAGATATATTTAAAAATGCACAAAAGGAATCTGAAACTGGGACATTATCAGATTTAGATTATGAAGAAATTTGTGATATTAAAGATAAACTTAGTTATGTTACTGTAGACACATTCCCGTATTCAGAAGAACAAGAAGCTTATTGTAAAATTTGATACCCTTATACTGAAGTTGATTATGATATAGCTAAATCATGGGTTGATATATATATGGAGATATAAATATGTTAAATTCTATACAATTTCCAAATATGTTTAGTAGAACAGTAACGAATACAATTACAGGTTATGATGCTACTTTACAAAATATGAAAATGTTATTATGATCAGAAAAACAAGGTCAATTTGGTGATCCATATTTTGGTACTAATATAAAAAAGTATATGTTTGATCAAAATGATGCTATACTTGTAGATATACTTATAGATGATATATATACAGCTATAGCAACATTCATGCCACAAATAGTTATAGAAAGAAAAAATATTGCTATAATTAATGAAGGTAATAAAGTTATAGTAAATATAACAGCTAAGAATAGAGAAGATTTCCAAACAAATTTGTATAGTATAGTATTATTAGATACTAATGCATAGGAGTTATTATGATAAAAGAAGAAGATTTACTACTTTCAAAAATGTCTTATACTAGTAAGGATTTCCCAGCTATTTATACAGATCTTTTAGATTTAGCTAAACAGCTTACAGATAAATGGGACCCAAGTTTAAGTAATGAGTCAGATCCTGGTGTCGTACTTTTAAAAGAAGGCGCTTTTATTGCTGATCATGGTAATTATAATATAGATAAGAATGTATTAGAAAATTTCTTACCATCAGCAACACAAGATACTTCTGCTAGAAATATTCTTGAAATGAACGGTTATACACCAGAATATTATATATCAGCTTCTGGTATTGTTAATTTAACATACCAACCTGAAACCATACCAGAAAATTTTAATGGTTTTACTATACCTGAATTTACATTAGTTATAACTAATGCTGATAATTCTATTTTCTATACACAAGTATCATCAATCTCAATAAGTAAGATAGGTTTAGCTTCTACAGCTACATTTATGCAAGGTACAAAACAATCTTTAGCTATAAATGGTAGTAATACTATTTTATTAGAAAATTTAGATGATAATAATAGAGTTTATTTACCAGTAAAACAAGTAGCTGAAAACGGTATTTTTATTAAAAATGTTGTTACAACAGCACAAGATGATGGAGAATATTGGGTAAAGAATAATTATATATCAACACAACCACTTAATTCAAAGGTTTATAAAGTTGGTTATGATTCAGCACAAGGCGTACCATATATTGAATTTCCATCTGATATAGCTAATATTATTGGTAGTGGCTTAACTATAGATTATATAACTACAGATGGAGATTATGGTAATACAAAAGCTAATACTTTAATACAGATTAGTTCTCCAACAACATTAACAATTGAAGAAACTGGGCTAGAAATAGATGTTACTAAAGATTTTAATATAACAAACACAACATCTATAATGAATGGTAAAAACCCAGAAACAATTAATGAAATGTATAGGGCGTTCAAAAAAGTTGTTGGTACATTCGATACATTAGTTACTTGTAAAGATTATTCAAATGCTATTTTTAATGCTACAGAATCTAATAGTACTAATAAATTAGTATCTAATGATGTCGTAACTGATAGAAATAGTGATTTTAATAATTCATTTAAAATTGTAACTTATGATCAGTATGGTGAATATTTTGAAACTGTTTCTAAGCTTCTTAATACGCCCGGTTTTTCACTTAAATACCCTAAACCAGAAGACCCTAATATAGGAGATATTTCATTTGAAAACCCTAATTTTATAATGTGTGTTGATAATAGTATTCCTGGAGCCCCTATATGAGCTAAAGTTGTTCATTTAGGCTATAAAGATTTTATGAATACTGTTGAAGCTATGACACCTTATGATTTAGGTTTATATTGTTTAAAAGCATTTTCTTTAAGTGATTATATTAGTTCAACACCATATAAAGCAATAGAAAAATCTTTTGAACCAATAATAGATGAAACACAATTAGGTAAAATTAAACAATTTATAGGTGCAAATAAATGTATAAATCATGATTTTATTGAAACTAAATCAAACGATGTTATATGTTTTAAAAACTATGTGCCTCTTAATATAACTATAACTCCTTATTCAAAAGTAACAAAACAAGAAAAAGAAGAGATTATAGATAATATTTATAAATCTCTTTCTGATAATTTTAATGCTTCAAAAGTAGATTTTGGTGATGAGCTTAGTTATGATGAGGTATTACAGGTATTATTAAATTGTGATGATAGAATAAAAAATATTAGATTAGAAGATTTTGAATATAATCCTAAAGCTATGCTTAGAGATACAATTGAAACTTCTGGGTATAGAGAAGTACCTTTATATAGTGTTAGTGGTTCTGAGGGCTCAAATATATTATTAGAAGTAATAGCTAAAAATGTATTAGCTGGTCGTCTATGTTTATTTGATTTTGATGATGAATTTGTAATTAAATATGGCCAGATAGAAACTAAAAAATACGAAGATGTAGCTTCTATTGAAGCTAAGGTAGAAATTAAAGCTGATGAGAATGTAGATGTAAGTTATTCTAATTCTTCAACTATTAATACTACTATTAATTATATGTATAGAGATATACATACAAATATAAGTATAAATGGCACAGAGGAGAATGTTACACAAACAGTTACAATTGTATCTGGTGGCTCATATCAACTTAAATCTACTGAAATTTTATATATTGATACTAAAGGCGTAGTTAAAGAATATTATTCAGATGAAGCTGAGCATGAATTAATAATTGAAAACCATACTTCTAAAGATATTACTATAACATATACAGGCACTGAACCTAAGATGTGGGTAGAACTTCAAGATGGTTATATTTCATTATTAAGTCAATACGAAGTTAATGATGCTGAAACTTATGATCTTATTTATAAGCCAAAAGAAAATGAATATATAGAAATAGCTTATAATAATTATTCAACTGACGCAACATTCCCAACATATGTTAAATATAGTTTTGTAGCTTATGGCGTTGATGAAGGTTATTATATACCAGCTAATACTGATCATAAGTTAGATAGTAATGAAACATTAGTTCTTTATTATACAGAAAATGATATTGCTTCATCTAAAACTTATGGTACTAATGAAGTTATTAGAGCTAATTTTGATTTATACCCTACATCTTTTGGTAGTACAGTAGGTTTAACAAAAACAACTAATTATGAATCAGGTAATGTTGTAACAAAAATATTATCAGCTTCGCAGCAAATTGAACACAGACAATTAATGTTAACGCAATTAACATCTACTAATGTACCTTGTTATTGGTTAGTTAATAATAATTCTAATACTTTATTTTTTAATTCTGATGGTACACATACGAGAACAAATGAAAAAATATTAAGTTCAGGTGAATATTTTATATATAGTAATTCTAATAAAGATTCTATGGTAATATTAGGACCTGGAACATTATTAAATAGATCAGAAAATGATACAAGTAGTTGGAGTATACCAGATAGAATTACATTTAAGGATATAGAAGAAAATGGGTTTAACGCTGATATAGAATGGCAAACTAAAGATTTTAGTGGTAATAATAAATTATCTTATCAAGAGATGAATATTATTACATTAGCTTCAGGTGATGAATTAAAAATAAAAGATTGGTATTCTACTACAGAAGAAGTTGTTATAACAAGTAATTGGGTTATATGTGATGGTAATATAGCTTATGATTTATCTTCTGGCGAATCTGTTAAATTAAGTGAATTACCAACAGGCGAAAATTATAGAATAAGAAGTAGATTAGATTTAAATCTTGATAATGCTACAGGGCAGATATTAAAAGAAGGTCAAAGTTTTATAATTAGATATAAAGATTCTGAAAGTACAGTAACTATTAAAGGTAGTGATACTAATCCAATTTATTTACAATCTTCAGCAGAATTAAATTTATATGGAGATAGTGAAATAAATATTTCAGATTATACAAGTGGTAATTCTGTATTAGATTTTAATGAATATAAATTAGAAAAACCTACACTGCATACTAAAAATTATGAGCCTCAATACGAAGGTCTTATAGAAAGAAGAGATAATTTATATTATAGAGTTAGAAATAATAAATATGAAGTAATATTAAAATCTGAAATAGATGCATTATATGAAACAGGTATAACTAATTTCTCTGAATTATATGTAGTATATCCTGATACACTTTGGTATATGGATAAAGGTTATGTACATTCAACATTAGAGCAAACAAATGATAAATATTCATTTAATATTTATAATCCTGGCTATGCTGAATTTAAATTAGGCTATGATTGCACATTTGGCTTATCTGATGAACACAGAGAATATATTCTACCTATTTTCTTAAATTATGGTGGTTCTAATATAAAAGCTAAACTTAAAGATATTAATGAAGAATATACTATTTATATTCAAGATTATAATGAAAGAGATAGTGAAGGTGAAGAAATAGACCCAGTACCAGTTTATACATTAGATAATACAGAAATGTATTTATTAAGGGTATGCGTACAAGGTTTATCATTCCCAGAAAATGAGCCTATAAAAACAATTAAAACAGATATTAAATTAACAATTGAGTGGGATACTATACCAGAAGAACCAGAAATAATTAATATATTAGATCCTAATATTATAAATGGACCTAACCAAGGTTTTGGTTTTGATATAACACTCGAAAGAATGTTGGATAAAATAGGTGAGTTAATAAAAAATTCAACTAAGCCTAATACAAAACCTTATTATATTTATAAACCAGAGGATTCTATAGCAATTCAAGATCCTGATTTTGAAAATCCTAATATATTCTGGGATAAAAATAATATAATAAATAATTTAATAATACCACAAGTTGATATTAGAACAATGGCCGATAAGAATTACCCAACTATAGATATAATTAAATCTATGAGGAATTATAAATAATGATTGATATTATAAAACAAACTCCAATTGAATATAGTAAACAATCAAGAGATTATCAAGTTTTAGCTCGTATGTATACTGCTTTATTCAACTTAAATAAAATGTATACAGATAATATGCATGTTTGGAATAAAGATATAGATAATAAGCTTACAACTTTACGAGCTAAAACTCTTAACTTTAACCCTAATCATAGTTGAGGGCTAGATGCTTTAGAAGCAGCTGTATCTTGTTTTAAGTATATTATGTTCAGAAAAGGTACACTTGATGCTATTTACTTCTGTATATATATTTTGCTTAGAATAAATAAACTTGAAAGTAAAGTAAAATCTATAACTATAGATGACGATTATAATTTAGAAATAAAAATACCAGTAAGATTGGCTAGTATAGGTATAGTACAAGATTTACTTGATTATATTTTACCAGCTGGCATTACATATAGAATTAAAGAATACCAATCATTTGATGAGAAAGCTGAGTATACTTTAGGCTATAGTAATAGTGCTAAAATTATTAATAAAGATATTGATTTTAAAACTCTTGGTATTGCTAATAGCTATGATGAATCTTCAGAGGGGCCTTATAACCAAGGTTATACAATTCACAGGAATTTTGTTAATAGAATTCATGAAGATTCAGAAGGGAAATAATAATGGATAAAAAAGTTGAAGTTGGTGAGAAGTCAAGTGTTTATAGTGGCAATATAAAATTAACACTTAAAAAGGGCACTACTCCATATAAAATAATTAAAAAACATAATACTGGTACATTTGAGTTTTTTAAATATATTTTAAAAGCTGTTAGGGGAGATGTATTACCTAATGATAGACCAGCTCATGTTAAATTAATATATTATATAAATGAGACTACAGAAAGAATATCGAAATATGGTGTTATGTATAACGATAAACCTAAAGTTAGCGATAGTTATATAGGTACAATACCAAAGGCTACTATGACTTATAATTTTTTAATCCCAGAAACAGTCGTAGAGCTTGGTAAAATAAAAGGACTACAACTTGAAAGTGCTAATGGTGTTATTTATGCTAAAGTATATTTCAAAAATGATGAGTTAGTTGAGATTAATAAAAATACTAATATAGAACTTGATTGAGAGTTGAATATTTGTAATTATGAGGAGAATTAAATGGGTAATTATATAAAATCAAATGGTGTATCAATATTCCCATCATCATTAAGAAGTGGAGCTTATTCAAAAGGTAAATTTACAACAGAAGAAAATCTTACAAGATTTTTAAAGTCTGTAACTGATTTAAATAGTTTTGTTTTAGCTGGGCCTTATACAGATATTACTACTGAAAACCCACATTATAATGCAACACATTATATATTTATAATAAATGGTTTTTATTTTGAAGTTAAAGCTGATTTAATAAGTTCAGATTCTAGATTTGCTTCAATAAGATTAGATGCTGATGGCAGATTATTGGCTTGAAATGGTAGTATTGATTTAGATAAAACTGATAGTGGCGAAGATTATTGCCAAGCACTATATATAAGTAAAGAAATACCTTCTACTTCTGAATTTACGCCATATACATTAGATTTTAGAGCAGCTGATAAGTTTGCTAAGTTTTCTACAGATACATTTTATTGGAATGGTGTTAGTTTAAATGATATATTAGATGATAAACAAGATAAATTTATCGCTAATGACCCAACAAGACAATTAGATTTAGCAGGTAATTTGGTTAAAAATATATTACCTATCGCTAATGGTGGTACTGGTTATGATAATATAAATGATGCTACTATAGGAAATGCAAAACATTTAGTAAGTGATACTGGTGCTATATCTAAAGGAGATTCTAAACATTCAGTATACTTTTTAGGTGGCATACCTCAAGTAGTAAATGTTGTCGAAAATGCTAATAAATTAACAAATGATAATGCTGTTGGTTTAACAGTAGGTAGTAGTAGTCATCCTATTTATTTTAATAATGGTTACCCTACTATAACTAGTAATAATTTAGAAATACATGCAGCTGGGTTAAACTCAGGTTCTGGTGGTATTATATCAGATACTGCTTCTGGTACTGTTAAATATACTTCAGTTTATTTTAATAATGGTGGCACTGCTACTGAAGGTATTCATATTAATATTTCGCCAGAAACACCAGGCGCAAGTGTTGGTAATATTGGTGATTTATGGTTTAAATATCAAAAATAGAGGGCGTAAATGGCAACTGTTAATTTAAAAATTGTTATAGGGGAAGTAGTATCTTTTGAATATAAGATAAGTGGTATGGGTTCATGGACTAAATGCAAAAGTTCTACTTCTATATCTACATCTACAGCCATAGAAATAAGAAATGTAGAAGCATATCCAGGCAGAGTTGCACCTTATTATGCTTACTATAATACAACTGAATCTACATATACAAAAGATCATTATTCAACTTTTGATAGTACTTTCACTATAGGCGATGTAAGTTATAATAGATATATTCAATTTGGTTCTACTAAGCCAGGTAGTTATAGTATTACTATAGATAAAGATTCTACTTTAAAGAATTTAGGTTTAGTTATATACCCTACTTCATCTTCAACACCTTATACACATAATATAATAGAAGGTGAGCCACCAAATCCAGCTTATTTTGATGGGTTTGATAGTACTGGTTATATTTATATTAAGGTAGCTCAATTAAATACTACTGGGCAAGATCCTGTTACTGGTTACCCATCTTTAACTGGTGATACATGAACTATAAGAAATAGTTCTGGAGCTTGGTCAGATCAATATATAAATATAAAAAGCGGTAGTTATGGGCCTAAAAGTAGAAGTGTTACAATAAAAGCTGCTACAAAAGGCTCTACACAAGTATCAATAAGTGCTGGTACTGGTGTAAGTACTGTATATGGCAGATTATATTGAGCTAAGGGCGCAGATGATTGGTCATCTGGTACTAATATAACATTAACCCCTACAACTAGTAAGCCTTTTGTAGAATATAAATTCGCTGTAAGCAGTGGTTATGGTGCACCATATTATTTAAAATATAACACATCAAGTGGTGAAACAAAAACAATGATATTATCAGGTAATCCTGGTGATTCAAGAGATATTGATGATGTTTCTTTTAATAGAATTCTTTCTATTAGTGCTACTAAAGATTCTAGAGTAACATATGATTTATATTTTGATTCTCAAGGTGGTACTGGAGGGCCTACAGAATTACATTATGGCCCTACTTTAGAAACTAGTCATACATTTACTATTCCTGGTGAACCTAATGTACCTACAAAATCTTTATCGAAGTTTAAAGGTTGGTCTAATTCTCCTAATGGCAAAGTAATAATAGGAGTAAAAGGTGGTAGCTATACAGTAACTACAACAACATCTTATTTATACGCTATATGAGAAAATAGTTATCTTGTTGATATAAAAGTTGAGCCTGAAGGCGCTGGTACAGTTGATGGTGAGCATGAAATAATAACAGATTATTTTTATAATGGTACTAATTGACGTATTTCTAATAAAACTTTATCATTTGATAAAAGTGCTACTGGCCAAACTTGGAGGTTTACACCTGCAGTTTATCAAGAAGGTGGCTATAATTTTAATTCATGAGATAGAAGTTCTACTTCTGGCACAATAACAAGTAGAGATTCATTTGTAGCTAAGTTTGATGGTAAAATTTCTACAGCTACAATAAACTTAGATGGGGGTTCAGCTAAAAAGGGAAAAGAAAAATATTGTAATAGTAGAAGAGTAAAATTTGGTGATATATATTCACATGATTATACTACTGGCACTGTACAAACATTAGAATTACCAGATAGTTCTATTGTAGAAAAAGCTAATTTTGATTTTGTAAGATTAAAAAATTCTACTACTGGTGTTACAATAGAAAATAATACACCAGTAACAGAAATTACTACGCATGAATTAAAAGTAGAATGAGAGAGAATAGTATATAATGTTAGTTTTGATTCTCAAGGCGGTACACTAGTATCATCTATAACATTAGATGATTCAAAAGACCCTCAAGTTACATTATCAGATATACATACTTCAACTAAAGAAAATTATAATTTTATTGGCTGAAAAAGCGCTAAAGGTACTATGTATTATGTTGGTAGTACTATTAAATATAGCGAAGAACAAGAAGCATTTGATGCTACTGGGCATACTTTAATATTAGAAGCCCAGTGAGAACCAGAATTAGCAATTAAAGTTACAGTTAATGAGAGTGGTAAAATTATAAGAAAACAAGTACCTATAAAGGGTGGTGGTGTTTATGTATACGCTCAGTGCGATAAATATGGTATACCATTAGGCTGACATAGGGTTACAGATTGGTGAGTATACACCGTAAACGGTTGAAAACACATGGTAGATAACGAATAAAAGGGTGGCTTAGGCCACTCTTTTTTATTGGTTTACTTTTTCTCAGAAGATGATATAATATTATTGTATTTTTAGTAAAGGAGAAAAAGCATATGAAAGATACACCTATGATTGTTTGTCCTACATGTGGACAAGAGTATTTGCCAGTAGAAGTGTTTATTCCAGAAGCTTTCTTTGGTAATCCAAAGGAGATTATGAAAAGCGATTCTGGGAAAGTAGATTTTGTAGTAGGCGATGGTATGGATTTATCAGAACGCTTTATTTGTGAAGGCTGTAATACAAAACTTAAGATAAATGCTGAGCTTACATTTAATGTAGAAGTTGATGATAGCAATAGTGCTGAAGAAGAGTATATAAGCTCTTTCAATAAGCCAAAGAAAATTAAGCTATCTGAGGTAGATTTATTTGAGACATAACCCTGGTTTTGGAAAAATCTTTTAGAAATAATACTAAACTTAATGAAATAAATTTTTGGAGGTTTAGTATGAAAAAGTTAAAATATGGTTACATTTATCTTACTACTTGTAAAATAACAAATATACAATATGTTGGTAAACATACTAATATATGAGTCAGAAAACATCAACGGCAAGATCCAAAATATAAAGGGTCTGGAACTCTTTTTAAGAAAGCTTTAAAAAAATATGGATTCGAAAATTTTGAAACTATAATTTTGGAGTGATGTTATTCCGAAGAAGAATTAAAACAAAGAGAAGAGTATTATTTAACATTATATAATGTAATAAATACTGATGAATTTTATAATTTAGTTGATATTAGTGGTGGTGGCTGTATGTTTAATAATCGTGGTGAAGATTTTTATAAAGCTACTTGTAAAAAAATAAGCGACTCAAAAAAAAAGTTATATAATTCTGAAGAAGGTGCTTTACTAAAACAACAAATAGCTGATACACTATGAAATAATTTATCTAAAGAAAAAAAAGAAGAATATAGAAGATTAGCTTCTGAAAATTCTAAAAAAGGGTGAGCAAATATGTCTGATGTTGATAGAGAACAATTTAAAGAAAAATGTAGACAACATAGCTCAGGAAAAAATAACCCAGCAGCTAGAAAAGTTAAGTGTATTGAAACAGGCGAAGAATTTGATACAATTAAAGAAGCTAGATTGGCTGGTTATAAAGGTGATATAGGTAAAGTATGTAGAGGTGGAGCTAAATGTTGTGGTGGTTATAGTTGAAAATTTATAGATAACAAGTATGAAGATAATAATGGTGTTTTAGTAGTAAAAGAAAAGAAAAAGTATAATTGTACTAAAAAGCGCCCTCATACTCATGTATTATGTGTAGAAACTGAAGAAGTATTTGATACATTTTTAGAAGTTGCTAATATTTATAATTGCTCAGAAAACACAGTTAGAAATAGATGTATTGATGGTAAATTATTAGGCAATTATCATTGAAAAGCTATAAAATAAAGTTATAATTAAGAAAGGAGGTGATTTAGGTGGTCCAGATAAGTCAAAGACCAAGTGTTAAGGCTATAGGCGAAACATCATTATTTATAAGTTTTGAATATAATACTAAGTTAGTTGAATTAGTAAAAGGGGTAGGTAATGCTATTTATCATAAAGATACTCATGAATGGGAATTACCATTAAGTAAGCTTTCTTATTTGATAGATAGTATCACTTATTATGATGATATAAATATAAATTTATTACCAGAGTTAAATATGAAGAAAATAACAACTTCTCTAACACATAAAATTGCTCCATATGATTATCAACAAGAGGGTATAGAATGGCTCATAAATAGAGAAAATGGTTTATTATTGGATTGCCCTTAGCTTGGCTTGGGTAAAACTCTACAAGTTATATATGCTGCTGAAGAGCTCTATGCTCAAAAGAAAATAGATCATTGTCTTATTATATGTGGCATTAATACTCTAAAGCAGAATTGGAAGAAAGAAATAGAAAAGTTTTCAACATTAAGCTGTAGGGTTATTGGAGAAAAGATTAACTCTAAAGGTAAAGTAAGTTATGCTTCTGTTAAAGAAAGAGCTGAGGAGTTATACAATTATATTGAAGACTTCTTTCTCATTATAAATATAGAATCGTTAAGAGACAACTTAGTTATTGATGCTATACGCAATAGTGAGAATACATTTGATATGATTGTTGTAGACGAAGTACATTGTTGCAAATCGCCTACTAGCCAACAAGGTAAAAATCTATTGAAGTTAGCTAAAGTAGGCAATTATCATTATGGACTTACAGGCACACTATTAGTTAATAGCCCATTAGATGCTTATACACCATTGAAGTTTATTGGCCAAGAGAAAGCTAACTACTCAACATTTAAGCAATACTTCTGCCAATATGAGCAAAAGTTTGGGCACTATCAAATAGTTGGTTATCAAAATCTTGATGTACTCAGAGATGAAATAGCTGATTGCTCATTAAGAAGAAGTAAGGACTTACTTAACTTGCCTCCAAAGATAATAATACCAGAATATATAGAGTTAGATACAGCTCAGAATAAGTTTTATCAAGATTTACAAGCTGGTGTTATTGAAGAAGCAGATAGAGTTAACATAAAAGTTACTTCTTTATTAGGACTTATTACAAGACTAAGACAAGCTGCAACATGCCCAAGTGTACTAAGCTCAACGATTACAAGCAGTGCGAAGGCTGATAGAGCTATAAGTTTAGTAGAAGAGATTACATCTAATGGAGAAAAAGTAGTTATATTTTCTACTTTTAAAGAGCCACTTTATAAACTACAAGAATTGCTTAAAGAATATAAGCCTCTTATGTGTACAGGTGACCAAACAGATGAAGAAGTAAGCTTGGCTATAGATAGCTTCCAACAAGATACAGAGCATAAAGTTATGTTGTGTACAACATCAAAGATGGGTGTTGGTGTAACATTAACAGCTGCAAGTTATGAGATTTTCTTAGATGCTCCTTGGACTTACGCAGAGTTTGAGCAGTGTTGTGATAGATGCTATAGAATAGGCACTAATAAAGCTGTTACTATATATAATCTAATAGCTAAAGACACCATAGACGAGAGAATACAATATTTGTTAGAGACCAAAAAAGGTATATCAGATTATATGGTAGACGATAAAGCCGATCAAAGCGCGGAACTAAAGATGCTACTTGGTATAAAACAGGACTCCTGGATTTAGTTTACAAGTCCATTACATTGTGTTATAATGTGTAATGTATAAGAAAGGAATACATTATTATGCTTGAAGATGTATTAAGCTCATATAAAGAGCAAGCCAATTTAATAGATTGGAAGAAATATAATCAAAACGATTTGTTTTTTGAGTATATAAAGCACGAAAATGATGAATTAGCTAACAATTTTTATGCTGGTATTGTTTGTCGTTATTGGGGCTACTCAGGTAGATTATATACACAATGTAATAAACATGTACCATTTGAGCAATGTTATGATACATTAATAGATGCTATCAATTATGTGTTAAAGAAAAGGGTCTGGGAAAACCCAGAGAGCTCTCTCTATAATG